ATTATGGAAATTTAAAATTTATACTTCCTGGATTTGTAACAGCTCCATATATACCAGCTAATGTTGTACCCACTCCAAGAGCCGTTTGTAGTGGTGTAGGATTAGGTACGTTAGTTGTTTGTGTTTGACCTGGATAACCACCCATAATTCCAGTTACAATGTTAGCATATCTATCCACTTGTTCTTGCGGTTGGAATGCTGCTTGTCTTGCCGCTTCTCTTTGTGCATCAAGTTGTGCTTGTCGTTGAGCTTGGTTCAGCGCGCCCAGCTGACCTAAAGTTCCAACGTCTTGTCTTTGTAATCCTGGTACCAATTGTGCCAGACCTTGTTGTTGATTAAATCTTTGTGCAGCTAATTGCTGTGCTTGTCCAAATCCTTGTTGTAATAAACCTGCTTGCAATAATGCTCTTTCTCTATCGCTTCCTGTTCTAAATTCTGATTGTAATACACCTTCTCTGCCTCCGCCAAATGCACCAGAGGCTACCGCTTGGTCCCTGATTCGTTGTTCTTGTACCTGTGCTTGTCTATCAAATTCATTTAATGTTGTATCAATAACTTGTTGTTGATACGGTGACATAAATTGTTGTGCAATTTGTGGTGAAGTTGCAGCAGCTGCTGCGGCTTGTGCTTGTTGTAAAAACGGTTGAAATGAACCAATACCTTGTGTTGCTAAAGTTTGTGCTCTTTTTTGTAAAGCATCCTGTGCAGCTACTTGCGGCGCAAGTCCTGCTAAACTTTGTTTTCTAATATCAAATTGTTGAGCAGCTTTTTGTCTGGCTGCAAATTGACCAGCTGACTCTCCAGCTAATTGTGTAATACCACCAGTTCCTGTTGTTACTACTGGTACGGCTGTTTGCGCAACAACCTGTGTTGCTAAATCTTTTCCTAGTTGTTCTACAAATGGTGCGGGTCTCGCTATCGTTGTTTGTGTTGCCATTATACGACTTCTCCTAGTCTTTGTGATGTTTGAAACATTTTTCTAGCGCCTTCTAATCCTTGCGATTCTTCAGATACTTCACCTCCGGATTCGAGGTTTTTCATCATGTTATACATAACTTCTGCTCCTTTGTCTACACTGCCATCACCAGCGTTTCTTACAGCATCAGCTGTAAATACAAACTCATTTTTGGATAATCTAGCGGGTACATCGTCAGCTCTTTCCATTCTGCCCATTTCTACAAAACCACCTGTTTCTCTATAATCCTTTTCCATACCATCCATGTCAATTAATGGCATAGTTTTTTTAGCGACGGGCTCCTTAGAACCATCTTGATAACCCATTCTCATTATACCTCCATCAGCAGCAAATCTATATGCTCTACCCATGGCTCCATATGGATCTCTTCTAATTGCAGGTATATCTATACTTGGTCCTAAATATTGTTCTTCATCCTCCTCTTCTTGTTTTGCTGGAAACAAGAAAGGACTTGCCGCTGATAATGCAGCTAGTTTACCAAGACTTAATTTTTTACCAGTAAATAAAAGAGGGTTTGATTTACTAAAAAAAGTTTTTGCAGAAAAACCACCTAAACCTTTACCACTTAAAAGTTTAGGAAGTCCACCACCTCCACCAAAATACGCAAGACCTCCTAGTATGGCAGCTTTACCTATTGGAGATTTTGCAATTTTTTTAATGGTTTTAGTTGCTTTCTTAACAAGTTTACCTAAGAAATACATTTGTCTACCTGATTCAAGATCCATGATCCCACCTACTGGATCATCGTCATCGGCCATACCACCATCTGCAAAGAATCTAAAAGCATCTCCTCTTGCGTCTAATAGCTTTTCTAATTCTGTTCTATTATCTACTACTTGTGGTGTAGTTGTTGTAGATCCTGTGGTTGTAGGAACTACTTGAGGTATAATCTGATTGTCTGGTCCATCTCCACCAGGACCAAAAGTGTTACCCATTTCATCTCTTCCAAAACCACCCATTGGCCCACCTTTGGAACTTATTTTTCCTGCTAAAACATCTTGTTTAAATAATTTTCTTCCTTTATCACCTGCATATTCTTTAAATTTAAAACCTGTTTTATCTTTAATGTATTGATCATACATTTCATCTAAACTTCTTCCAGGTATTTTAGATAAAATACCTTCTACTAATGCAACAGAAGGTGGTTTAAAATTACCTAAAAATTTTTCAATAGCGTTTTGTTCTCCAATTGCTTTTGCAGTTGCTGCATCATCCTCATCGTCTTCTTCTATAGCGCCTAAACTTTTTAAAGTTTCAATATTTTTAAATTTACTAGTATCTTCTCCAAAAAATTTACCTGTTATATTGGGGTTACCGAATCTTGTGGTAGTGCTTCTTCCTAAAATACCAAGTTGTTCTTGTTGCTTTCTTCTTTGTTCATCTAAAATTCTTTGTTTTCGCTCTTTTTCTTGTTGTTCTTTTATTTTTAAATTTTTTTTAAATTCTGCTGCAGCAGCGTCAGCGATTTTTTTTGCTTCTTGATCTTTGTTATTTCGATCAGTGGCATCTTTTAAATTAAGCCCTGCATACTTAGGAGTTCCAAATCTAGCTCTGGATTCTCCTGGTGATAATCCCAATTTTTGATTATCTCTTTCTGGATCTGGTCCTGGTCTATCTCTACCTGGTTTATCTGGTCCACCGCCACCACCGTAGTCTCTACCTGAAAAATCTTTACCCTCTCCTGAACCGACTCTAAATCCGATACGCCCACCATCTCTTAACATTTGTTTTACCTGTTGTGCTCTAGTTATTGCCATCGTACTATTATATTATAATTTTGTATCTCCTCCAAGTGGTAATGCTTCTACTGTTACTTTGACATCTCTTCTGATATCGTCAGCTACAGTATCTGTGTTTGGGTCTTGCACATCTTGCATTGCCTCTGCGTCTGAGTTATACTCTTTGCCTGTTTTCATATTAGTTAATGTTACTTCACTCTTAGGTGTAATAATCTTAACTTGTTTACCATCTATTACTTCTATTCTATATGATGCTTCTTGTTCTACAAACGACATATTAATCTCTATTTATCTCCAATATTGATGCAATAACGTGTAATTCATTTGCATCAGCTGCTTGTGCCTTTAATACCTCATTTTCTTCTAAAATTAAAGGATGTGTTAACAGCTCAGTTGTTGCTTTTGAGGCTATTGCTTTGTCTTTGAATAGGTTAAATACTGCAGATGCAGCGTTCGTTATAGTAAAAGTTATTGTGGTCCCTGATCCAGCGTCCTCGGATACTAGAATACTTTTAATTATAGCTCTAGAATCAGATGGTGCTGTGTATATTGTAGTATTATCTGTAGTAGTTAGATCTACCTTTGCGTTTTTATATATATTAGCCACCTACAAACCAAGAAAATTTTTCTTGCTCCCTTTTTACTTCATCTAAAAATGTAGAATTTAATTGATCTTTTATCAATGTTAAAGCTCTATTTATTTGTTTTTGGTTAGACACATCATATTCTTCTTTTGGTTCTGGTATTCTTACGTTTATCTTAGCCATTATCTTCTACCATCTGGTTGTACATCAAGTCTCAAAGTTCCAAATCTCCACTCTTCACCGTTAGAATCATTTTCTATTTTAACATTTACAAATCGACCTCTTGCTCTTGTGTCTTTTTTTGTTGTGTTTGAATCAATTGTAAAAGGACTCAATGTGGTTGTGCTATCAGATTGTTGTGGATATCTTTTGATAGCTAAACTAACTTTAGCATTTCCTGCTAATGTTTTAAAATCAGGTACAAATCTTCTCATTGCAAGAAATACCTCACCAGCTACCTTTGGTCCTGCTGGTCTGCCTTGTGCATTTCTTTGTCTTTGTTCTAAGTCTATATCATAAGATTTTATAAAAGAAGAAACTGTGGTTGTTGTACCATCTTCATTAACTTGATCTGTTCCAATCTCGTGTTCAAAATATTTGGTGCCTCCTAAATCTCTTTCACCTATTACTTCAGGAAAAGTTCCAGCGTCCGTGCTGTCATATTTAGTTGCATACGGTCTAGGATAGATAGTTGCATCCATCCAACTTGTTCTTGCCTCTGTTCCTGTATACCAAACACCACCTTTCATACGTTCTCCATAATTAAATACAACATACTTATCATTAAAATTAGAAGTAGATGAAGGATAGTACCAAATAACTTCTGTGAATAAATTATTAATACCTGCATTAACTTGTTGTCCTTTTGTTGTATCAAAATTATCGTAAACAAAATCCTCTACGCTACATGGTAGTGATTTAACTGTACCATCAAATAAAAAGAAACCATTTGGTGATAACCAAAACGCTGCACCATCTACTTCAATCACCGCATTCTTACCTATCAAACCACAGTTAGTACCAACTTGTTCAAAGCTAAATGTAAAAGGTGCACCAACAAATTTCATTGTATACAATGCATTATCTGTAAATATTAAAATTGTTTCTTTTGCTTTTATGGCTCCAATAATTTTTGTACCATCTTGCAATCTAAAATCACCCGCAGTATTAACAGCTGTTGCCGTATAATCATTTATATCCTCTTGATCAGAAAATCTTATAAACATATCATCTTGTGTTGTTGAATCACCAATAGTTGTCTCTGTTCCAAGGTGAATTAAGTGACGTGTAGTTGGTGATACTAATGTAACTCTTGTTGCAGTTGGATTACTTCCTGTTGCAAAACCAGATGTTGTTGTCGATGCTCTTGTAGTTAACGGTGTTGCAGCTCCTGCATTCCATGTAAATGTTTTACCGTTTGCAATTGTTGCAATTAACACTTGACCAAAATTATCAAGACTCCAAAGACCAGGTTCTAGAACTACGGTTGATGCACTCACAGCACTACCAAATCCAGAAAAGTTTGTAGCATTTGTTACAGTGCTTCCATCACTATGTGCTTGTCCATTTGATGTACCAGCAGTTGCCGTGCCTAAAGCACCTCTGGTAATACCAGTTAGATCGTTTGAACTTATTCCTGTATATGTAATTAATTCGTTACCAACAGCAATTGTTCCAGCAGTTGGAAAACCAGATGTTGATGTTAAAGTTATTGCTGTACCAGATCCACCTGTACCAGCAGTGTCAGCAAGTAAAGCTCCGTTCAAAGTTGTTGTAGTAACACCCGATACTGTTCCACCATAATTACCAATACCAAAACCATAGCCATAAGATTGTGCAGCAGGACCAACTTTCTCATAAGGTATAACACTACAAGATCCACCCGAACCTGAACTCGATGTTTGTTGTGTCCCTGTTACAATTGCAATCTTTGATGATGTAACTCTTGTGACTTGAAATAGTTTATCTTCAAATGCAGCGTTAGTTAAACCCACTCCTGTCGGTACAGTTACATTATCTAATAATATTATATCTCCA